TTTCGCATCTGTGCCCGCGTGCAGTCGCAGGTCATGCAGCACAGGCCGCGCCCCCCGCGGTTTTCACAACAACAGCGACAGCCGGCGGTAGGTCTGACTCGGCGAACATAACCGCCGACATCTACCTGCCTACGCGGCCGGCATCCAATTTACAACTGGAGTTCACGCATGCCACAGAAAGGCACCGACGTTCTTTAGTCCAACTGAGGGTGGCCGGATGAGCCACAGCGTTCGCATGTGCTCGAGATGCCACGTTTCCGAGGCCCACAACTGCGCGTACTGCATCGAGTGCAAGCGCATCACTCAGCGTGCGCGGTATGCGCGCATGCGGGCTGCTCAAGGGCCCATACCGAACTCCAGCAAGGCGCGGCGGGCTATCAACCCTGACGCCTGCAATTGCGGCAACCGCGCTTGCAACGGGCTCCAGTGCGAGAGGGCGAGCGCATGAGCCCAGAGCTTTCATGCGAGCCCATCAAGCCGCGATCCAAAACTGTCAGCCTAGTTGCCTACTGCGCGTTGCCGCCGAACCAGGTGTTCGTTCGAGTACCGAATGAGCGCGGCCGGTGGCTCATCACTGAGCGATGCGTGGTTGAGGTCGATTGCCCGTTTTGCAATTCAGCTGTTGGCGAGCCGTGCATATCCAGGCCTGGAAACTACACCATTGGCGTGCACGTGTGGCGCCGCAGTCTATGGCAGAGCAAAGGCAAGCCCGGCAGCAAGAGCCAGCACAAGCCGCGCCTGAGAGCTTCAGAGATTGGCTGGCAGCCGAGGTTTTCGGAGGCTCCTATCCCATGAGCGCCGACCTCCAAGACGCCGTGACCCTCGCCGCGGACCTGCAACAGCAGACGAACGCCGAACGTCTTCTCGGCTGGATCTATCACCGCTCGCGCAATGGACTGTTTTCCATGAGGCGGAGCGAACGCGATGCAGCCCTGAGTGACATCAACCACGCCGTGCAGAAGTACGGCGCGTGCTGGGAGGGGCAGGCGGCGAAGCGCGACCCGAACCATCTGTGGATGGGAGAGCAGCCATGAGGAAGTACCACGGCCTGCCAATGACTCCCTCTACGGACATGCTGCGTGCGATGTCGGGACGCTGCGCGATGGTGAGCTTCGAAGACCCTCGGCAGATCGAGGACGCTGCAGAGATCTGCGCTTCGGTGGTTCTTGATAACGGCGCGTTTTCAGCCTGGCGCGCCGGCCGTGGCCACGACTTCGCCGGCTACCAGCAATGGGCGGCGCAGTGGATCAAGCACCCGTGCGTCGATTGGTGCGTCATCCCCGATGTCATTGACGGCGGGGAGGAAGACAACGACGCGCTACTGGCTGACTGGGATCTGCGGGACTCGGTGTCGGTCCCGGTCTACCACCTGCATGAGTCCCTCGAGCGCCTCGAGCGCCTTATGGATCGATACCCACGAATCGCTCTGGGTTCCTCTGGGTCCTATTCAGAGCCGGGCTTGGCGATCTGGTGGGAACGTATGGCCCTGGTCATGGATGTGCTCTGCGACCACGATGGAATGCCACGCGTGAAGCTTCATGGCCTGCGCATGTTGGACCCAGTTATTTTTTCTCACCTCCCACTGGCCAGCGCTGACAGTTGCAACGTGGCACGCAACATTGGCATCGACGCCAAGTGGAACGGCCCCTATAGCCCGAAGTCCCGGCACTCGCGCGCCATCATCATGATGGACCGCATCGAGTCTCACGCCAGTGCGCATCGCTGGTGCCGTGGGTCCTCTGGCGTGCAGCAGAACATGGAGCTGGTTGGATGAGCGCAGAACTTGTTGCAGACCTGCGCAGCATCGATGCAGAGCTCGCCACGGCCATCACCTGCACCCAGACCGAGCTGTGGCACGTGCAGCAGCTGCTCGCCCTGCGCGGGCCTACGCAGGCTCTGGTGACGGATGAGCTCGAGGTCCTCGCGCGGCTCGCTGATCTCAAGATTCAGGCGGGGGTGGCGTGAGCGCGCTATCTCGAAACATCTGCGCCAATTGCGACAGCGAGACGCTCTTCAGCGGTCTTCGCTGCACGCTATGCGGATCATCCAAGACTGTCGTTGCCGAGCGGCCATTCAATCCGGCCATAGATTCAGCCTTTGCCGTGAGCCCAAACATAAAGCCGCCTCCGTCCAAATCCCGGCGCAAAAGCGCAAGCGAGTCGGGCATGTCGGTGCGAGTCACTACCGGAGGCGGCCGACTGTGAGCTTTGAAGATTCAGAAGGCTCGTGGTACGAGTCCGAGAAAGAGCGTGACATGGCTGACGCCTACAGGCGTTGGAATAGCTATGGTTCGCGGCAATGGACCGTCGATCTGAATGACGGCGAGTGGATCACGGTCATGGCTGAGCGTGCCGAGATTCTGCCTTCCGGTGCTCTGCAATTCTATTTGCGGCGGCATCGCCTGGTCTCTGAAGGTGAGACAGAATACCTGGGCCATGAGGAGATGTTCGCGGCGTTCGCCGCAGGTCAATGGCGAAATCTTTCACAGCTATCCGCAATGTCCGGAGACCGCATGTGTGTCACGGCGCACAGCAAGTGGTGGAAGAAGTCCGCGCCATTGCCTCAGATCTCATTGGAAGCCCCCAGGCCACCATCGATGAAGGAGCGCCGAGCGGTTCATCCGGAGCGGGCAAGGATGAGCATCAAGCTTCGATTCTCGATACTGCGCAGGGATGGCTTCGCATGCAGAGCATGTGGCCGATCAAAAGAGCAGCCAGGCGTAAAGCTGCACGTAGATCATATCGTCGCTATCGCGAACGGCGGCAAGACTGAGGAATCGAACCTCCAGACCCTATGCGAGGAATGCAACCTTGGGAAGGGGGCGTCTTGAACTTCTACAAACGCCACATCGGCGACTATCTGAAGAAGACTTCCCATCTGTCGCTGCTCGAGCACGGCATCTACAACAGGCTGCTGGATGTCTACTACACCCGCGAGGACGGCATCCCAGAAGATCAGCCAGCGAGGCTCATCGGCGCACGCAGCCCAGCAGAGAAGCAGGCCGTGCATTCGGTTCTATGCGAGTTCTTTTGCCTGATCGATGGTGTGTGGCGTCAGGACCGGTGCGACGAAGAGATCGAAGCGGCGAACGAGAAAGCCGAACGTAACCGAGAGGTCGGAAAGAAGGGCGGCAGACCTCGGAAGCTGGGTTCTGACACAGAACCCAGAAATAACCCAGATGGTTATTTTCCCGAACCCACAAATAACCCTTCCCAGACTCCAGACTCCAGTAACCAGACTCCAGTAACCAGTAAGAGGGGAGAGGAGAGCGCTTCAACGTCGCCGCCCGATCGGCCTACAAACGCTCGCTCCGCTCGCGCTACCCGCTTGGGTGACGATTTTTCACTCACCGATGAGCGCAGGAAGGTGGCTCAGTCGGAGGGGCTGGACGCAGACAGAACCTTCGCAAACTTCAGGGACTACTGGCTGGCGAAGGGTGGTGAAAAGGCCAGGAAAGTCTGCTGGGACGCTACGTGGCGCGTCTGGTGCCGCAGCGAACAACAGCAACACGGCCGCACCAACGGATCCCGCCCAAGGGCGGGCACCTACGACGACTGGGCATCCAAACACGCAGAACACGAGGACCAAGGCTTTGGCTGAGAAATTCCGCCCATCGCGACGCGCTGAGCGCGTCTGGACACGCCTGACGCAGTGGTACGGCAAGCGATTCACCGAGCAATACGGTGAGGATGCGACGCAGGACTGGTGTTCGGCCGTGGATGACGCAACCAACGATGCGGTCAGGCTTGCGCTGTCGGAGTGCCGCAACAAGCACACCTCGTGGCCGCCGACGTTGCCGGAGTTCGAGCAGTTGCTTCAGCGCAGCTCCAAGCCCTCAGCTGCTGTCGGACCGTCTGCTGTAGATCGGCTCACCGAGTACGTGCTTGCAAACAAGCCCCTGACGATAGCCCAGATCCGCATGCCTTGGAAATTCATCGGCGAGCTGTACGACGCCCCGGATGTCAGCGGGAAAATGACCGCCAAGCATGGCGGACGCATCACCGGCGTCATCGTGCCGGCGGATGGCAATGCCCAGGGGTATCGCCTGATGCTCGAGGACACGGCGATTGTGCAGCCATTCGAGCGTCCGACACCGCAGCCTGCTCGCACGCCCGTCAGCGAGCTTGTGAGTGGCGACTGGGGCCGCATGCCTGGAGTTGCGGCATGAAGCACACCGGCACCATCTCCCGCCTCACCTCCCTCGGCGCGTCGATCACCAAGGTGAAGTCCGGCCAAGGCGCCGTCCAGCTCGTCGTAAGCCACCGCGGTGCCACCGTCGATGTCTGGCCAGCCTCAGGGCTGTGGCGACCGAGAAGGATCGGCTACCAACTCGCCCGTGTCCGGCGCGACGGGATCGATGCGCTCGTCTCGCTGCTCACTGGGCCAATACCCGACTGGATGACTCAGCGCGCAGCGAAGCGCCAAAAAGCCAAGCCATGGCACAGCGTTCATTCCAACCAGGAGAGACCTTGATGCGCAAGCGCGAAAAAACCCAGTCCGAAATCCGCCGCGCCAACCGCGGCAATGTGCCGGGGGTGATGGGGATGGCGGAGTATG